CACCAGCCAATAGCAATAAACTTCCAATACTTTATGGCTCCGCTTATATTGGAGGAACAATTACCGATTTAAGCATTACTACAGACAATCAAAATCTTTATTATGTGCTTTCACTTTGTGAGGTAACTGGTAATGGAACTGATCCTATTCAGTTTGGGGATATTTATTTTGGCGGTAAAAAATGCTTATTTGATGGATTAAGCTATACAGATACAGGCATTTCCGTAATTAACATTACTGGTCAAGTAGTTACTTATACAGGAACTTTAACATCAACTATTTCTACTGGAACAGTTTTAACATTTAGCAATTCTGGCTTTCCTATAAGTTATATCGTAAGCGCAATCAATACAACTACAAAAACAATTACTTTTGGGGTTAATTTAAACCCCACTTTTGTTGCTGTTGGTAATGAAATCTACATAGTAAGTAGCGGATCAACTGGAAGTGTAGCTGTTACTGGTTTGCAAGATATGTCTACAGGGCTTGTTGATACTAAAGTCAATGGTCATTTAAGCATTTATCTTTATAACAATGGCTCTAATAGTCCAGTCAATTCAAGTCAATCTGCTATTACAGTTATGCAAGCAAGTGGTTTAACTTACCAATGGGATTCTAGTAAGTTAATGTCCAATACCGCTTTTGCTATTGTGGTGCTTAATTACAATTCCAGCGCAAGCATTACCTCAATTCAGCAAACGCAATTTGAAGTAATGAATTCCAGAACTAATACTGGCGATGTTATCTATGACTATTTAACGAATGAGGTTTATGGTGCGGCAATTCCAGTAGATCAAATTGATACCGATAGTCTTACTGCTTTAACCGCTTATTCCAACGAACTTATTACCTTCAATAATTATCTTGGAATTCCTGAGACACAACCAAGATTTAAGTTTAATGGAATAGTTAATCCAACTCAGGATTGCTTGACCAATCTTAATGACATGGCAAATTGCTGTGATTGTTTGCTTAAATATAACGAGATTTATGGCAAATGGAGTGTAATTGTTCAATCTACGGCTTATACAGTAGCTATGGATATTAATGATAGTAATATGGTTTCTGCTATTACCATCAATACGATGGACATTTCTAACACTTACAATATTGCTCAATGCCAATTTCCTGATATTACTTTAAATAGTTCTTTTAATACAAGCACAGTAGATTTAGCAATTGTTGATCCGTCAATTTTGTATCCCAATGAACCAATTAATAGCCAAACTATTAAATTACCATTGGTCAATAATGATGTAACTGCACAACTATTGGCTACAAGAAATTTAAAAGCGGCAAGGTTAGATTTACAAGTTCAATGCACCATTAACTATATTGGCTTGGAATTGGAGGCTGGAGATATAGTCACAATCACCAATGCTAATTATGGTTGGACTGCTAAGTTAATGCGTTTATTTAAAGTTGAACAAAACTTTGCGCAAGATGGAACAATTACAGTCAAATTGACAATGCAATCTTTTGACCCTAATGTCTATAACGATGTATCTATTACGCAATACACTCCACCGCCTAATTCTGGATTGCCAGTTCCTAATATTTTTGGAACATTAACTGCACCAGTAATTATTAGTAACTTAACAAATATTCCAGTGCCAACTATTGGAGTTCAAGTTACTTCAAGCTCTGCTGGTATTACACAATATGCCGAAGTTTGGTATTCAGCTTATTCAAATCCATCTATATCACAATTAATGCTTGCTGGTATTACTGCTGTTCAGCCATCAGGAGTTCCTTATGGTAATAGCGTAGTTTTACCTACAGTATTTTTAACTGGCATTCCAGCAGGGAATTGGTATTTCTTTGATCGTATGATCAATTCTTTAGGAGTATCACCTTTTAGTCCAGCAAGTACAGTATTAGAATGGCGACCAGCTACTTTTCAATATTCAGAAAGATATTTAAGTATTGCTTATGCAGATTCAATAACAGGCACAGGATTTAGTTATAGCCCTAGAGGAAAAACTTACTACGGAATTGTTAATACTTCTAATCCAGTAGTAGATATAACTCCTTCAGACTATACATGGTATTTAGCTACACCAGCTTTTGGAAGCTCTGGAAGTTTAAATTATTTACTTTTTTGTAATAGATCTAATAATCTTATTAGTTTTGCTGTTGGTGGTGCGGCACAATCGGCTGGTACTGCTTTATTTGTGCCTACGGATACAGCTAATTATGATCAAACTATTTGGCAAGGTTTACCTGATACTTATAATCTTATTGATTTGACTTTAAGATCAGGTCAGCTTATTCAAACAGGAACAACTACTGTTGGCACTGGTGAAATTCTTGTATCTAATAATCCACAAGGTAATGTTATTGCTTCATTAGCTCAATTATTAGATTTTGGCGGTGCATATACTAAAACTTCCGCAGTTGCTACTTTAACCATTGATATTTATGGTCGTGTAGTAGGCTTTGAAGCTCCAGATTCTTTCTATTACACAATGACTGCTTTTGATGCTTCAGCCAGTCAAACGCTATTTCATGTAACTAGAGGAACAGAATATTTATCTGGAAATTGTTGGGTATTAAAAAACGGCTTATTACTAAATCCTAGTGAATATACTGATACTGGTGGTTCTACTGGAAATATTACATTAGTAACTGGTGCAAATATTAACGATATTATTACTATTATTTCTTTTGCTTCAGTTGCGGCTTCTACCAGCACCACCTATAATAGTTTTAGCAGAAATAGTGCTACATTAAGTAATGTTGGTTCTTATACAGCATCAGGGTTTACCCTAGTTAGCGGTAATGAATTATTGTTTTTAAACGGCACAGTTATTAATGCACAAGATTATAGTATTACAGATCAGACTATTAGTTTTATAAATGCAGTAAGCGGTGATTTAGAAATTATCCAATGGACAGATAATAATTTGGGAGTTCCTAACGGCACACCAGTTAATGTGGATGTATATACAACTATTGGACAAACTATTTATACGTTTACTTTTAATCCATTAGCATTTAATCTATGGAACAATGGAGCATTATTATTGGAAACAGTTGATTACACAGTTGCAACTGGTAGTTATACTTTATCGCAAACACCTACAAGTAATTTGAATATCTTGGTTCAACAAACTTTCGCAAGAACTGGAGCAGTCTAATATGACACAAGCACTTAACTTAGCTAACTTTGCTAATAACTTAAATACATCAGGACAAACCAGTAATGGTGGATTGCAAAATTCAACCATTGGAATTACTGCTGGAACTGGTCTTAGTGGCGGTGGAACTCCAGCATTAGGCGCATCTACTTCTTTAGCAATTGCAAATACTGGTGTTGCCGCTGGAACTTATGGTGTTTCAGGCTCTACATATCCTATTGTTACTCTTAATGCACAAGGACAAGTTACTAGTGCATCTATTGGAACTATCCCTACAGCAACACAAGAATTGGTTTTAATTGGCTCGGCTAATGCAAGTGGTTCAGCATCTATTGATTTTACTAGTATTAGTAATACTACTTATAGTGCATATAGATTAATTTGTAATGCTGTAGTCCCTTCTTATGGTAGCGCAAACTTTTTATTAAGAGGACAAGTAGGTAGCACTTGGATTGCATCTGATTATACTTGGCAAAGCACCTCTGTCGATGCCAATGGCGCTACTGGTTGTGCGGCTCAAAATGGAATCGGAGCTGGTATTGACTTGGTTAGTAATGCTTTAGGATTATTTGGTTCTCCCGGAGGTAGTTTTGATATTATGATTTACCAAACTTCTGGTAGTGCTTATCATGCCGTTAATTACCAAGGTTATTATTATAGCCAGCCCGGAATTTCTTATACTGTAAATGGTGGCGGCTGGCTAACAGGCGGTCCAGCTATTAATGGATTTAGATTGTTTATGGATGTTGGAGTAATCTCATCTGGCACTTTTTACTTATATGGTTATAAAAATACATAGGAATTAATATGCATAAAATTGAAAATGGTGTAGAAATTGAATTAACCCCAGAAGAAGAAGCAGAACTAATTGCTGAATGGGAAGCCAATAAAATAGCAAATGCCCCAACTTATGCACAGAAAAGGGCTTTGGCTTATCCTTCTTTTGCGGATCAGTTTGATATTTTGTATCATCAAGGCTTTGATGCTTGGAAAAAGACTATTCAAGCAATAAAAAATGAACATCCTAAGTTATAATTATTAAAAAATAAGACATGATTGTGGCTTTGTGAGGACATAAAGTCAGTTACCGAGAATTGGAATAATCATGGCAATGTTTAGCAAAAATACAATCACTCAGGTGAGTGGTTTTGATAATCCCTGTATAGCAGGGGAATTGGTTTGGGATCAACAAACTTATTGGAATTTAGATATTACTGCATCCGATGGTGTAACCCCATTGGATTTATCTGCCGCAACTATTGATGCTGAAATTATCCGCAGAACAGTTACTAATCTTCAAGATTCCAGATATGGTTTGTCTTTTGACATTGGGAACTATACCCCTACTCCTGATCCAATCAGCTTAACAATTACCAATGAAGACCCTACTCATGGGAAATTTACCCTTGTAATCAATGATTCTACTTGGGGATTAATCAATGATGATCCCGGCTTGGATATTGGCGCACAAAACTGTGTCGCTTTCTCTGGTCGAATCAAAATCAGCTTTCCTACAGATGGCACAAATCCAGCAAATGACTACATCATTTTCTTACTATTCTTAGTTCGATCTGATGGCATTGTGGTGGAGTAATCATGGGAATAAAAGTTAATGTAACTGATGAGAACAATGTTTCAGTATCAGTAGTGCCTGTTGCCCGGCAAGTAGTTAAGGTTGCAACACCACCTAATCAAACCATTAGTATTAATCGCGGCTTGTATGGTCCACAAGGGATCAGCGGTTATTCAGGTTATTCTGGCGAAAGTGGATATAGTGGCATTTCTGGTTATTCTGGTTTAAATGGATCNTCAGGAATTTCCGGCATATCAGGGTATTCTGGTCAATCTGGCATTAGTGGTTATTCTGGGTTTTCTGGTGAAAGTGGTTGGAGTGGCGAATCTGGATATTCTGGATATAGCGGAACTTCAGGCTTTTCAGGGACTAGCGGTTTCTCAGGAATTAGCGGTTATAGTGGCTTTTCTGGCTATTCCGGCATTTCTGGTTATAGCGGAATTAGTGGCTATTCTGGCGAAGTAGGAATAAGCGGCTATAGCGGTTATTCAGGATTTTCAGGTATTAGTGGTCAGCAAGGGACATCAATTAATATTATTGGTTCTGTTGCTACTCCAGCGGATTTACCGCCTACTGGCAATCTTAATGATGCATACATTGTTCAATCCAATGGTGATTTATATGTATGGACAGGATCATCTTGGACTAATGTAGGTCAAATTGTAGGACCACAAGGTGATAGTGGATACTCTGGATTCTCTGGGGCATCTGG